CTCTCCGGCGGCCTCGCCCACCGCCTTGATGGCGTCGGCGTTCTTCCTCGCGGCCGCGCCCGCAGCGGCCAGGCCCCCGAGCGAGGTGGCGGCCCGGTCAGAGCGCTCCAGGGCGGCGCGCGTCTTCATCAGGCCGATGTTCTCGTACAGGGCCGTGTTGGCCTGCTTGATGAGCTTGTAGATGTTCGACCAGGTCATCTGCCCCGACAGTCCCGCCTGCACCATGTTCGTCTTCATTGACACGTAGGAGGCGGCGACGTTGAGGACGAGGGCCTGGAGGACCTTGGAGATGGCGACGAGGGACCCGAAGACGACCAGGCCGGAGGAGGCGGCCAGGAAGACGCGCCCGAAAGCGTTGTCGCCTATGTGCGACAGGGCGTCCTGGATAACGATGAGGCCGTCGAGGATCTTCTTGACGACGCCGAGGAACGGGCCGCCGAGCGAGGCGCCCAGGTTGGCCAGCGAGTTCTTCCAGCGCGCGATGGTTTCGGTGAGGGTGGCGTTGAGGGTTTCCAGGCTGCTGTCGAGGAACTCGGTGTTGCGGGCGGCCTCGGCGGAGTTGCGGAAGGATTCGTTGACGAGGTCGATGTTCAGGCTCAGGCGCTGGAGCAGCTGAATGTCGCGGGTGTTCTTGAACCCGAGGTTCTTGATGACGGTCCAGCGCTCGACGGAGTCGGTGACGTTGTTGAGAGAGGTGAGCAGGTCGTTGAAGAACGTGGAGGGGTCGGTGCGCCACAGGTTCTCCGCCTCCGCCGTGGTCATGCCGAGCACGGTGGCGAACTTGTCCATGCCCTCCCCGGCTTCGGCGACGGCGTCGTTGATGGACCCGAAGATGCGCTGGAGGGAGCCGCGCGCCCACTCCTGCTTGATGCCGAGGCTGGACAGGGCGGTGGCGTAGGCGAGGATGGCGTCCTGGCCGATCCCCGCCGAGGCGGCGGAGGCGGCGATCGAGTTGGCCATGGTGAGGATCTCGGACTCGGTGGCCACGGACTTGGCTCCGAGCTCGGCGACCTGCGAGGCGAAGTTCATGTACCGCTCACCGCTGTGGTCGGCTTCGACACCGGCGTTGTCCACCATTTCGAAGAACCGGCCGAAGGCCTCGGTGGCGCTGTCGATGTTGGTGCCGGTGATGGTGGTGAATCCGGCGACGGCGTGGGTGAAGTCCCCGAGCTTGTCGGCACTGATACCCATCTGGGCGCCCAGTGAGCCGATCTGCGACAGATCCTCGTAGGTGGTGGAGATCTGCGTGGACAGGTCCTTGTAGGTGTTCGACAGGAGCCGCATCTCGGCGGACTGGGCGGACATCTGGGTGGTGCGGGCGACGTCGGCGAACGCGCGCTCCTGCGAGGCGGCGGCGGCCACGGAGGCGACGGACAGGGAGGTGAACCCGGCGGCGAGCAGCGACAAGTAGTTGCGAAGGTCCTGGGCGGCGAAGCGGGTGGACTCCAGGGCGCCGATGTACCGGTTGTTGGCGTCGATGGCGGAGTTGATGTCGGCGATCTGGGTGGCCCGGAAGGCCTGCGACCGTCCGGAGATCTCGGCGGCGTCCCGTTCGGCTTCGGCCAGGCGCCTGGTCTCGTCGGCTTCGCGCTTCTTGATGTCGGCGATGTCCCGGCTGATTCCGGCGCTGATGGCCCGCTTCTCCTCGGCGGCGGCCGCCTTGCCGATGGCGTCGACGAGCTCCTTGTAGGCCTCGGTTTCCTCGCGCACGGCCCGGGTGACATCCGACCCGGTGGCGGAGGGGGAGAGCTGGTCGAACTTGGCGACACGCGCCTTGTACTGGTACCGGTCGATGGCGGCCTGGCGTTCGCGGTCGGTGGTGGCGGTCCCCTGGGGCGTCTTGGCGGCCGCCACGGCCTGGTTCGTCTTGGCCAGGGAGGCCTGGAGCTCCCTGTTGGCTCGGGCGAAGTCGCGGGTCACGTTGGCCAGGCGCGCGTACATGTCGATCTGCGACTTGACCTTGTCGAGCTGAGGGCTGCCGAGGTAGTCGGTGGTCCTGGTGGCCTTGGCCATGGCCTTGACGGCCTCGGAGATGTTCTTGGCGGTCTTGGAGAAGTCGACGCCGTCGAGCTCCTTGCGAACGGCGGTGAGTTCGCGGGTGACCTTGATGAGGCCCTTGTAGGCCTCGATCTGCTTCATCATGGTGCGGTACTCCGCACCTCCGCGCCCGGAGACGGCGTTCTGGAGGACGGCGGCCTTGGCGCCCTGGGTGGCCCTGGCCATGGCGCGGGTAGCTTCGGCGATGCGCCCGGCGGCGGCCGTGAACTCGTTGGCGCCCTTGGTGGCGCCGGAGGCGTCGACGCTGATCTTGAATCCGAGGTCGTCGACACCGGCCATGGCTGCTCCTCCGATCAGTTCGTTCGTCCGCGAAACATTCTACAGTCCCCGCATCGCCTCCCATGGCGGGGGCAGGGGGTCCTGGCGTCCGATCGCCTCATACTTCAGGCCGACGGGGCGCACGATCTTGGTGACGCCGGGTTTGCGGCCGTTCTTCTTACCTTCCTGGTTCTCCTCCTGCTCCAGGTGCTGGCAGGCGTAGCAGACCATGTCCTCGGTTTCGAAGTCGATGCGTCCGTCGATGGAGCGTCCGTACCAGGCGGGCACCCCGCACCTGGAGCAGACCGACTGCTTGTAGAAGGCGTAGCCGAGCTCAAGAGCGATGTCGAGCGGGGTGCGGTAGTCCTGGGGCAGGTACTCGGGCACGAAGCCACCGGCGATCTCGTCCCACCGGGGTATGGTGCGCCCGTAGGCGCCCCAGCCGCCGAGATACAGGGTAGGGGGCAGGTGGTTGTCGACGGCGGTGGAGATCGCCAGCAGGAACCGCTGGTTACTCGGCGTCGTCAGACACGGCCCAATGAAACGTGGGGTCGGCCATCACCTGCCGCATGGCGTCGAGGGCGGCCTGGGCCTCCAGGAAGGTCTCGGTCAGGCGGTCCCACTCGGTGGCGGGCAGAGTCTCGTGCAGCCTGCGGGCGTCGTCGAGGCTGAGCCCCCTGCGCTTCTTGCCGCGGTACTCAACATTGGTGACGGAGTGCGACAGGAAGTACTCGTTGAGCACGCCCTGCCGCTCGCGGCGGAACTCGTTGGCGGCCTCCTCGTTCTGGTTCCGGGGGGCCTTGACCTTGTTGACGACGACATTGCGGATGACGTCCATCTCCTTGGAGGCCAGGGCTCGCAGGTGGAAGGTCATGGCGCGCTCGTCGAGGGCGGCGATGGCCTCCTTGAGCTCGCGCTCCAGGCGAACGGTGGGGGCCTCCTCGGCGATCGACATGACCTGCTCGACGCCGTCCTTGGCGTCGGCGCGGGCCTCCAGGAGGGCGCCGTTGAGCCGGAACGCCTCGTCGGCGGCGGTGGCGTCGAGGTAGATCTTGACGGTCTTGGTAGCCTGGCGCACCCCGTCGAGGGCGGCTTCGAGGTCGAAGCCCTCGTCCTCGTTCTTCTTCTTCTTCTCTTCGGCCATGGCAGTGGACCCTTCTTCCCGTTTCCCCGGTTGAACACGAAACCCGGGCTCTTCCGAACCCGGGTTAAGTGTATCCGTCAAACGATCACTCGGTGAGCTTCTCGTTGAGGATCATGGTGCCCTGCGGCAGGAAGGGCACGGTGAACTGGATGGGCGTGGTGGCGTCCGAGGACACGTCCTGCGGGTTGTCGGGCATGACCAGGAAGATGGAGACCTCCTGGTCCTTAGCCGGCTCGGTGTCGACCGGGTAGCCGACGCGCTTGACCAGCCAGCCGCGCTTGTTGGCCTTGGCGCCGCCCTTCTTGAACGCCTCGTACGCCTTGGTGAACACCGAGGAGGTGGCGTCGGCGGCGGCGAGGTCCTGGCGGAAGAAGGTCAGGTTGGCCTCGTAGGCGTCACGGGTCGGGGTCGACACGCCCGCGGTGTCGCAGATCGACGCCGTGGAGTCGGTCTCGGAGTCGGTGGCGTTGAGGGTGAAGCCGGTGACGATGGCGCACGAGAGATTGATGACGGCGGGGTCCTTCAGGGTGGCGGCCTTGAGGACCTCGGTCGGCGAGGCGGCCTTCTCGATGGGCACCCACCAGACGGTGATGTTGCCGGGCATCATCTTGGTTCCGGCGCTAGCTGCCATGGTTGTTCTCCTCCTTGGAGTCGACAGGGTCGCCGGGATGGACCACCCGGCCGTTCACGATCCACCCGGTTCCCCCGCAGCACTCTCGTGGCGACAGGGGGGTGTCGGGTGGCACGGGCTCGAACAGAGAGGGCAGCGTCTGCGCGTAGCCTTCGTCCAGTTCCACGACGATCCCCTCGGGGGTTCTGTAGCGGGGCATCAGACGGCCTCGCTGATCATGGTCTGGAACGTCATGTAGCAAGCATATTTGAGCGGTTGGATGGTGGCGTCGGTGTCACCGTAGGAGTTGAGCTGGCCGGTTTCGCGGACCTGTCCGACACCGGGGGCGCTCCAGCCCACGAGCCTGTTGCGCACCTCTTCGCGCACGGCGTTGCGGACGGAGGCGGTGCGGGCGGCGACGAGGATGGCGAAGGTGTGCATCACGGCCGAATAGCGGGGTGAAGCCATCGACACAGCCTTGGCGCGGGGGGTGAGGTCGCCGCCGAAGAAGACGGTGTAGACGCTCCTGCCCTCCGCCCCGCCGGGCACGGCGTCCTCGACGACCTCCAGGCCGGGGATCCCCTTCAGGTGCGCCATGAGCGCCTGGTCGACTTCGTAGACGTTCACTTCAGGTCCCCGTGGGTGAGTGCGATGCTGTCGAGGTCGTCCTCGGCCATGGCGCGGGCCTTGGCGAGGGCCTGCATGGCGCGCAGCTTGTGAGTGCCCTCCTCCTGGAAGACGGTGTAGGAGGGGGTGTTGATGAACCCGATGAACACGGTGACGCCGTTTTCGTCGTCGCGCTCCCAGCGCACACCCACGGATTCGCGCATGGCGCCGGTGTGCACGCGGGCGTCCGTGCTCTTGTCGTGCTTGTAGGGCATTCCGGCGCCGGAGGTGTCGATGACGTACTGGATGGTCTTGACGCCCTGGGCGGCGGCCTGGTCGACGGCCCGGCGGACCTCGGCGAGAGCCCGCTCCAGGGCGCGCTCCTCCAGGCCGCGCAGGGCCCGGCGGATGTCCTTGACGCCGGTCTGCCTGATGGTGACGAGGTTGCCCTCGTTGGTGCTGCTCACCAGCCCTCACCCCGCAGGTCGTTGACACTCACGTCGCACAGGAGGGTGGGCTGCCACCAGTCGGAGTCGGTGACGGGGTTGCGGATGACCAGGGCCATGCCTTCGAGGGCGGGGTCGGTGTCGTGCCTTTCGACACGGAGGCGCTGGTTGAAGTCGAGTCGGATCCGCTTGGTCCGGTCCCCCCACGATTCCGCAGGGACGAGGAGGTTCTTGTCGATGTGCCACAGCTGGACGCGATAGGCGTGGGTGGCGGTGTCCTCGTAGGACTGCCTCCGGTTGCGAGCGCGCCAGTCCTTGTTGGGGGTGATGGCGGCCCAGCCGCGCCAGATGGGGTCGACCTTCTTCTTGACGACACCGGTTCCGGGCACCCAGGTGTCCTCCTCGCCTTCGCCGTTGCCGACGGCCGGGGGGTAGATGGCGACGAGGCTGTTGCACAGCAGCGACAGGAAGTCGTAGGCGGCGGAGTCGAAGTGGGGGTCCTTGTAGGCGAGTGAGCTCAGTGCCATGCGTAGTCCCGGGGCTGGGGGATCCATTCGGCGATGTCGAAGCCGATGTCGCGCTTGTCGTCGGAGTCGGCCTCGTCCATGAGCCGCTTGGACTGGGCGCGCAGTTCGGCGCCGAGCTTGGCACCGTCGGTGGACTTGTCGTCGGTGGACAGGACCTTGAGCAGGAGGGACTGCGTGGTGGCGATGACTCGCAGGGCGTCAGCGGCGGCGCGCTTGACGTTGCCGCTGCTGATGTCGAGGAAGGCCTGGATCTGCTCGTCGGTGAACAGCAGAGAGGGGGGCAGTCGCAGGTCGCGAGGGTCGGAGCGCTCCTCGATGTCGGGGATAAGTAGCCTTACCCTACCCACATTTGTGTCAAACGCCACAGGCACTTTCTTCCCCTCCTACTCGATATGGAGAACCCCGCCCCCGGGCCTCTGCCTGCAACCCGGGGGCGGGGCGTCTATCAGCGGCCCTGACCGGTCGAGGCGACAATGCCGTCCGTGTGCAGGACGGCGCCGCCGGTGACCATGCGGGCGCGGAACTGGATGTCGTCGTTGTCGAACGAACCGGAGGTGGCGTTGAGGGCCCCGCCGCCGATCGACGTGCCCTGGTTGGCCGCCGCCCGCAGCTCGACGCCCTCCATGCCCATCAGCGTGGTGCGCAGGATGGTGCGCCGCGAGGCGGTGCGGCCACCGGCCGGGGCCAGGATCCAGTTGGTGTCGCCCTGGGTGGGCCCGCCGAGCAGGCCGACCATGTCGGACTCGACGACCTCCACGCCCGCCGTAGGCGTGGTCGACAGGATCGTCTTGTTCGACGTCGCCCCGGCCGCGTCCTTCTCCTTGTGCTCGATGGACGTCATGGAGGTGACCATGTCCGCCATCGGCTTGAGGGTCGGGGGCACGAGCAGGACGAACTTGGGCACCTGGATGTATCGGCCGTTGACCTTGGTGTGGCGCACCTGCCAGATAGCGGCGCACAGGGCCTCGAAGGTCAGAGGGCTGTTCTTCGGCACGTCGCGCAGCACGTAGGCGCCGTCGGCGGTGCGGGCCTGGAGGACCGTGGCGTTGGCGTCGGCGATGATGTTCGTGTTGAAGCCGGGCGCGGCGGCGTCCAGGGAGAACAGGGCGCCGTAGACGGCGGCGTCGACAGTCCGGGAGGCCAGGAACGCGGCGTCCTTGGGGAAGCGGCCGATGATGTTCCAGTTGTCGTTGATGAACGCCTCCCAGGACATCTGGAGGCGCACACCCTCCTTGTGCACCTCCACCCAGCGCCCCGACGCCCGGTACCCGAACGTCGGGTAGGGGGTGAGCTCGGGGATGCGCGGCATCGTCTGGGGGACGACGACCTCGCCGCCGTTGTCGCGCAGGAGCGTAGCGTCGATATCGTGGTCGAGCTCATAGAGCTGGGTGGGGCGGAAGGAGGGCAGCGCCTCGGTGGAGGCGAACTTCTCCCACGTGGTGGTCTGCTCGGCGTACTGGCTCTCGAAGGCGCCCTGGGCGACGGAGGTGAACCACCCGGCGACCATGTCGGAGGTGACGGCCTCGGTGACCCTGGGCGCCAGGCCGAGAGTCATCATGACGGTCTCCTTGACGACACCCTGCGAGGAGGGCACGCCCTTGAGGGCGAGGTCGAGGTGGTGGGCGAACTCGTTGCGGTTCTCGCAGATGCGGCCCTGAATCATGGGTTACTCCTTTCCCGGCCCGCGATCAGCGAGTGGTCGGGTCGAAGATGACGGGCACGACGTGCTCCGCCCCCTGCGCGGGCAGGGCGTTGTACAGGTATCCGATGGGGAAGCCGTCGGCCCCCTTGGTCGTGGTGATGGCGTGGCGTCCGTCGGTGAGCTTGTCGGCGTAGACGGGGGAGCCGACCTTGACGGCGCCGGAGTGCTTGACGCTCATCTTGAACACTCCGCCCTTGATGCGCACGGAGGCGTAGCCGGGGGCGTTGAAGCCGCCGGTGGGCTTGGTGGCGGGGATGTAGGTGCCGCCCGCGTCCTCGACGGCCTTGACGGCCTTCTTGATCTCCTCGGGGGTGGCGGCGATCTCGGTGACGAGGAGGCCGACGATGCTGCCGACCTTGACGATGTCGCCGATGTGGCTGTGGCTGTAGTCGGTCTTGTTGACGGGCAGGGAGAGGGTGTCGGTGTACTCGAAGACCTGGATGTCGGAGATCTTCCGACCACCGAACTCGTTGATTCCGATCATGGCGCGCGTCCTCCTTCGCTCACTTGGCCCAGGAGGTGACCTGGACGTCGTCGCCGGTCTTGGCCGCGGCGTCCTCGCGGACGACGGGCGCGGGGGCGATGGCCTTGATGTAGGCGCGCTCGGCCTCGATGGCGTCGTCGACACCGGCGCCGCGCTTGACAGCCTCCATGACGCGGGCCCGGGCCTCCTTGGGCAGGTCCTCTGCTTCGGCGATCTTGGCGGCGGCCTCGTAGGGGTCGACGGCGGGCGCCTTCTTCTCCGCCTCGGTGGCCTTCGCCTTCTTCTCCTGGTCCGCCGCGAGCATGGCGGCGGCCTCCTTGATGGCGGCGGGCATGGCGGCCGCGACGGCCTCCGACACCGCCTTGACGATCTCCTCCGGCTTCACGGCCTGTTCCTCCTGAACATTGGTGTTGGTGGTGGACTTGGTTGGGGTAGAGGGGTTCATGACGCGCCAGCGGCCGTCGGATTCCAGGACCTCCAGGACGGCACCCTTGGCCCCGGCCCTGGTGACGAAGTCGACGGACTGAATTCCGGCGAGGACCGGCACGACACCGTCGGGCCCTATTTCGTCGACGGACCAGCCGTTGATCGACACGCCGATGTCGGCCCACCGCTCCCTGATGACCCCGTTGACGGAGGGGTAGACCTTGATGTCGGCCTCCAGTGACCCGTCGGGCATGATCTCGGCCCCGGATTCGAATACCCCGGCGAGGTCGCGCACTGAGCGCTCCGGGCGCTCCCAGTCCTCGGTCATCGTCTGGTGGTCGAAGAACATGTGGGTGCCCGGCACGAACAGGGGCGCGGATTCGGCAAGGTTGGGGGCGGTGTACATGCCGGTGGATCCGCGTCCGGGCGCGATGATGCGGATGCGGTACCGTCCGGCGCCGTCATCCTCGGCGGCCGGCTTCTTGGCCTCAAGGAGGGCGCTGCCCTGGTTGAGGCGGAAGTAGGTTCGCGTCATGTTTGTCCTCCCGGTGAACTAATATACCGCGCCATGCATCAGGCGTTGGTCGTCTTGCCCTCGCCGTCGCGCGAGGAGTTCGTCCCGTCGGACAGAGGCCCGACCCCCGTGTTGCCGTCCTCCTTGCCCTGGTCCTCTTCCTCTCCCGAGCCGAGCTGCGGCTGCGGGGCGGACAGGTCCTCCCAGTCGGGCAGGCTCGACACCGGCTTGGCGTTCACGGGGGCGAAGCGGCGCAGGAACAGCTCGCGGGCCTCGACTCGGTGCAGGATGCCGTTTTGGAGGCCGAGGGTGACGACCTGGCCCCAGCGCTGGATGAGGTCGTTGGACAGGGGCGCCAGGTCCACCTCGGTCTTGAACCCGGCGGCCCGCAGCACCCGCTTCACCAGGTCCTTGTGCACCTGCCTCCGGAGCTCCAGGGCCTTGAACGTGGGCTCCTCCAGGGCGGTCTCGGCGCCCTGGCGTCCACCGGCGGAGCCATCGGTGAGCAGCACGGACAGGGGCACGTCGAGGGCGGCGGCGACCATGGCGGCCAGGGGCGTCCCGGCGGAGAACTCGATCCCGGCCCCGGCCTTCGACACGGCCAGGAGGTCCTGGTCGGCGCCGAGCGAGGCGGTGGCCCCGGTGCCCTGGAGGGTGGACATCTTGTCGATGACGGCCTGCTGCTGGGCGGTGGTGGTGGACTTGACCTTGAAGGCGACGCGGGCCAGGGCCTTGGCCAGGACGTGGCCCGCCTCCAGGTACTCCTTGTAGGCCTGCGCCCAGTACACGGCGCCCATGAGGTCGGGCTTGCCCCACTGCTCCCCGGCGAGGCGGTTGACGCAAGCCACAACGAGCACATCGGTCTTGTTGGTCCTGTAGCCGCCCTGGTCGACGACGTCGACGCGGGGCTTGCCGTCGAGGATGACCCATTCGGGGTCGGGCAGCGTCATCCTGGAGGGGTCCTCCAGGGGCACGGGGGTAATGAGCAGGGCGTGGATGTCGGCCTCTTCGAGGGCGTCCTCGGCCCGGGCGATGCCCTGCACGCGGGTGATGGGCACGGGCGCCACGTTCCCGCCGGGCGACACCCGGTAGATGACCACGCCGTCGGTGTTGAAGGCGGCCTCGTCGCGCACCCTGGCCTCGCGGCCCAGGAGAACCGGTTCGAGCCTCTCCTTGGCCCGCTTGGCGATCTTGCGGGGTTCGGGCACGTCGGTCCACATGTAGGCGTTGCGGATGTTGATGCCGCGCTTGACGATGGTGTTGTAGGTGGCCAGGCGCCGCGAGCGGATGGAGTGCTCCTTGATGACGCTCAGGGGCACGAGGTCGGAGGCGCGTCCGGAGGGGTCGTACCAGCCGATGTCCTCCTTCATGAAGGACGCCCGGGTCAGGGCGTCGGCGGTGTCGGAGAACGCCCGGGCGGCGGACTCCATGGCCGCCTCAATACGGCCGTCGGTTCCGAACCGCTCCAGCCATCGGATGACGCCCACGGCCCCTCCTTCTTTCCGCCTACCTGTTTTGCTCCTCGGCTATACTATCCCGTCACGCCGGGGCGAAGGACCAGGCCTCGTTACCCCACTCGTCGATGATCAGGCTCTCGTCGACATGGGGCCCTGCGGCGGTGTCCAGGGTGAGTTCGAGGATCGGGTCCTTGCCGCCGCCGTCGATGACCTCGGCGGGCATGGAGGCGTAGCAGATGGCGTCGATAGTGTCGGGCGAGGATTCGCCGCGCCGCTTGAGCGAATCCTTGGACTCGATGAGCAGGGCGGTGCCCCGGTACTCGTACTTGATGGTGCGGAACTCGTCGTACAGTCCCCGCGTGCGCTCGTCGAAGGTGTCCTCCGGGGGGATGGCCAGGGCGCCCTCGTTGATGAGCTCCGACACCGAGTCGTACATGGCGGCCCGGAAGTTGTACCACTTGAGCTTGTTGGGCGACGCGGCGTTGCCAACGATCCAGCGCACGAGGGTGCCTTCGGGCAGGTGGTTGTCGAGGACGGCCTGCACGCCCCGGCCCACGCCGACGGCGTCGATGCGGATCTCGTCGACACCGCCCAGTTCCTTGACCCGCTGCCCGACGAGCCGGGCGAGCTTGTTGCCGTCGTAGCCCTTGACCTTGTCGAGGATCGACACGCGCCCGCCCCGGTTGAGGGCGATGACGGAGTAGTCGCCGGTGATGGACAAGCCGACGTCGACACCGAGGACCGTCCGGTCATCGTGCTCTTCGAAGTCCTTGTACCCGTTCATCGACACGAGCACTCGTCCGAGGTTGAACAGTCCGTCCTCGCCGACGTCGGGGAACTGTGCCAGGACCTTGGCCTGCCAGCGGGGGTCGGTCTCGCCCCAGCGCACCCGGGCGTCCTCGACCCACTCCTTCTGGAGGAGGTTGGTGCGGGCCCGCTCGGGCACGTCCTCGCCGGTGAAGTTGGGGGTGTCGAAGGCGGAGATGGTGATGAGGTTCCATCTGCGATCTTCGGGGGCCTTCTTGGACTCCTCGCGCCAGACCTTGGCCATGTAGGAGTTCGGGTCGTCGGGGTTGGCGATGGCGAGGATGCGGGCGTTGGCGTTGGTGGTGATGGCCTCGACGGAGGTGAAGATGGACTCGGGCACGCCCCCGGCCTCGTCGACGACGACGAGCACGTTGGTGGCGTGGATGCCCTGGAAGGACGACTCGTCGTAGTCGGAGGGCTTGCGCCCGTAGGCGGTGGGCGCCTTGTAGCCGGGGAAGGTCCAGGTGGCCTTGGCGGTGATGTTTCCGGGCATGTGGAGCTTGTCCTGGACTTCCTTGACGTAGGCCCACATGACGTTGGCTACCTGGTTCCAGGAGGGGGCGGTGGTAATGACTCGTGTCTCGGTGGGTGCTGTATCCTTGGTGTCGAGCCACCAACTTATTACTCGCGAGGCGAGGTGGGACTTCCCGGCCGAATGGCAAGAAGCCACCATCGTCCGCTTGTTCTCCACGACAGAGCGGACGATCTCCCGCTGCTTGGACCACAGGAACTCGCCCAAGCGCTCCTCCACCCAAGCCACCGGATCCCGGGCCAGGGCGGAGCGCCTGGCCCCCTCACCGAACGAGGCGGCGACGGCCCGAAAATCCAGAACCGGTGTCATGCGCTCACAGCTCCATCGGGGCGGTGGCCTCAAGAATCTCCGCGCTGGCCTGCGTGGCCTGGGCGAGCCACTCCTCACGCTTGGCCTCCAGCTCCTCGCGCCCCGCCATCGTGAGCATGGGCCGAAGCCGCGCCTCCATGGCCTCGACGACGGAGCGGGTGAAGGAGACGATGACCTCCACCTGCTTGGTCTCGATGACCCGCACCTCCGTCTGGATCCTGGTCTTCTTCAGGCCCATGAGCTCGCTGACCTGGTCGATGGCCTTGAGGATCGAGTCGAAGTACTTGGGGTCGCCCTCCGGGTTGGCCAGGAGGGCGGACTGCACGCGGGCGTCGAGCATGCCCAGGATCCGGTCGAGCCGGGCCAGCTGCTTCATGAGGCGGGCGTGCTCGGAGAGCATGGCCTGCCCGGTGTAGTACTCCTCCTCGATGCGGAAGACCTGGGCCTCGCTGAGCCCCGCCTGGTGGGCTACGTCACCGCGGGTGCCACCCTTGACGAGGGCGTTGATGACGAGGTTCCGCTTGGCCTCGTCGACCTGCCCCTCGGTCACCCCCGTCCGGGCGATGACGCCCTCGGTGGGGGGCGGTGCGTCGACGACGCGCCTAATAGCGGCCCGCCCGTTCGATGGCGTCTTCGCGGGCCTGGACTGCGACCCGGTCCGCCGTGGCTTCGAGCTCGGTGAGGAATCCACTAAGCCTTTCATCGTCCACCCTTCCCTTCCAGTGAACCCCGGCGATGAGGCCGAGGGCGAGTCCTGTGAGCAGCGCTATGATCGCGACGGCGGCGAGCATCAGTAGGAGCCCTTCATGACGGCGCGACGAAGGTACGCGATCTGCTCCTCGGTGAGATACGCGCCCAGATCGAAACTTCCCGCGCTGACCTTGTCGGCCGTGATGGTGCCGATATGGAGCCGGAGGTCGTCCGGAAGCAGCGTGTCAGCCTTAATCTTGCTGGGGTCCCATTCCATGCCCCGAGTATAGGGCAACCCCCGGCACCGTCCGCTGGTGCCGGGGGTTGGGGTGTATGCCGTCTCCCGGGGAGATGCTCTCACCCCGTCGGTCGGCTGTCAAGTCATCACATCGCGAACCCGAACCGGTTGGCCCAGGCCCGCAACCCCTCGTCGGTGTCGAGCGAGGGCTCGTCCTCCTCCTGCGGCGGGGCGATGGCGTCGGGCTGGATGACCACGATCTCCTCGACATCCCCCTCCTGCGGCGTGGGGGCACTGGGTGCTGATGGCGCCGCGGGGGCCGTGGTCGGGATCTCGATCGCGATCCTCTCGCCGTCGGGGGTGATCGTCCCCTCCCGGCGGGCCTCGGCCTCATCGGGGTGCTCGTCGACACCGAAGATGACGTCGCGCAGGATGGCGGTGACGTCGAGGTCCTCGAAGTACTCGGTCATCGCCAGCAGGTCCTCCAGGGTAACCATGCCCCGAAGGAGGTGGCGGGGCAGACGGGCGGTGGACTCGTACCCCAGGGCCCGACCCACATCCTTGATCTCGATGCCGTGGTCGAGAATGAACTCGCGCAGAAGACTCTTGGCCCGCCTGACCTGGTCCTGTCGACGCAGTGTGTTCTCCGACGGCGCCGTGCGAGCGATCTCCGCCTTGCGCGCCCTGGCCTTGGCGAGGATCTCAACTCGTCTCTCGTTGATCCTACTCATGTCGCATCTTCCTCTCTTCCGGGCCCGTTCCGTCCCGGGCCGTAGTCCCAGTATATAGTCCCCGACTATTTTCTGCAAGCGAGTTCCCCCGGTGTCGTAGACGGTCGACACCGGGGGCGTGCGGGGGAAGAGAGATGAGAAGCCCGCCGGGCAAGCGTACTACACCTTCAGCCCTGCCACGAGGTCGGCGCGCGACGTGATGCACCCGGCCGCCCCCTTGCGGGCGCCCTCAGCGGCCTGGGCCACAGAGGCGGGGATGTGGGCGATGACTGGCTTGCCGGTGGTCACCAGCGGCGCCCACACGTCATCCGACGCATCCCACTCCATCGACAGGAAGTCCAGGTTCGTGCCCTGGACGAAGTCCGGGTACCAGTTCTGGCCGCGGTTGCGGGCGTAGGCGTACCCCCACGTCGCCCACCCGGCCTGCTTGATCTTGGCGAACAGCCACCCGGCGTCGGCGAACGCCTTGATGACGACACGATCCTTGTACGGCGCCAGCAAGGCCAGGTACTCGTCCGACCGGGCCATCTCCGTCTTGGGGTCGAAGATCGTCACATGCGTTGCGCCGTAGGTCGCCAGGTAGTCCTTCAGCGTCACCGGCGTCGCCTCAGGGCGTCCGGCGAAGGCCGAGAGCACCTGGGCCCAGGTCATGTCCCGAATGGGCGTTGACGGCCCGCCCAGACGCGCCAGCGTGGAGTCGTGCGAGGCCAGCCACACCCCGTCGGAGGTTCGGTGGCAGGAGATCTCCAGGGCGTCGACACCGCACTCCACCGCCCGGGTGTACGCGGCCATCGTGTGCTCCACGACATCCCCGGCTTCGCTCATGCCCCGATGCCCGACGATGATCCCCTTGCGCTCCCGCAGCGCCGAGGCGGACCTGGCCCCGTAGGGCATGATCGACACCCCCGCCCGGGTGGCCTCGCCCCCGAACCACAGGGGCACCGTCGTCCCGTCGAGGTTGTCGGCCCCTGCGCCCGCGGCCTTCGCCACGAGGCCCACCTGCGCC